GACGACTTACGTGCTGCTTGTGATTTTGCTTTTGCCAGTTCCTGCTGTGCAGCCGCAATTTCAGGGGCTTGCTTGGCACGTTCTAGCAGTTTGGCTTCCGCTGCTTGTGCCTTTTCCTGTGCAGATAGTTCGGCTGTAGCTGTTGCTTCTGCAGTCTTTGCTGCCCGAAGCTGTTCGCCTTGTGCAATCTCTTCCGGCGTTGCTGCTCTAGTTTCTACAGGTGCGCCAGACGGACGCGCCAACGCTTCCACTTCAGGATATTCTGCGTTAAATTCTGCAGGAAGGTCTAGTCGAAGGGCTTCGCCCAATCCTTTTGCGTCTGCAGCCCCGACGGCATCTGCCATCATTTTTTCGTAGGCTGTTAGAATTTGTCCGCGCTGTTGTAGGCCACCGATATCTTCTACGTCAATATAGTAGCCCGTCATCACTTTATCAATAAGGGCTTCACCACCACCTTTGTGGCTTATAATTTCGCTTGCTAAGTCTGGTCGTCCAAGCTGGTTAGCAATTGCAGATGCAGTAATACGGCGAAGATCAGTGTACCCTGACGGCGCAGTCAAAAGCTGATCAAGAACTTTTTTTGGTATTTTTGGAAAAACGTGTTTTTTAAGGGCCGCTGTTATTTTCCCCGTTGTCATGCCGGGAAAAAGTTCGCCCGTTTCTCCTGCCGCGTCAAAACGACGATTTAAAATTTCACGAAGAACTGGTCCGGGAGGCTTATCCGGTCCTTTTGCCTTACGACCACCACCTTCTGCTACTTCTGGATCTCGTGCAATTCCTAGTTCTCTGTCGTAATATGGTCGAACTGGCTTTGAACGGATTGCCAATTCACGAGATGTACGCATACCAGAAAGATCTTCGCCCCGATAGCCAAGAAGAGACGCCATAACAGCATCTCTCGTTACGGGATCAGGAATGTCTCCGATGCCTTCTAGGACAGACTGGAGAACTTCAGGAGGGATAGCACCTTTTGCAAGCTTACGTGTCCCTTTTGCTGCACCTGTACGGGCAAGCTTTTTATTCAATACGTTTTGAGTAGATTGATAAAGCGGATCAACATTAGTGCGACGATAACTTTCAGATATTCCGCTTTCATCTGTAAGGCTAAACGATTTAAACTCGTCAAACGAAGAATTTAAATCTACCTTTTTTGATATTGTGTTTATTCGAGAACTAATACCCTGCGTGTTTGGTGCAGGACCAGTTACTTCTTTAGAAAAAACTTTTTCAAATTGATTATAAAAATCTTTTGTTTCGTCTAGTTCAGAAAGAATCGGCTCACTTGGTACGCCTTTGTTGTACATGTCGGCAATAAACGAATCGGCAACAGTGTGAGTGCCCGCTTCAATGCGCGAACGTACTTCGTTCATCGATGGAATTTTACCACTAGGAAAAAGAGTTTGCTGAATGTTTTTAAACGCAGCAACTACCTTTTTTTCTTGTTGGGTTAATTGGGCCATCTATTAATATCCGAATACTTCGTCTTGTACCTTGTAGACGTGATTTTTAATTGCGCTTAGCTGTGAGTGTATGGATGCGTATCCTGTCATGCGTGTCATCAGCATGTAGCGAAGTGCATCGTACGCGTGATCTTCAGACTTTGTGTCTACGTCTTCGCTGTTAGACTTAGACAGCGGAATACCTGCTATTTGTTTTACAATGTTTTGACACGAAGAAAAGAAACGCAAACGGGGTTCGCCAGAATACGGCTCGTCAGCCAGCCGTCGGTGAACCTCCATTTTTCCTTGTATTCTATTTCGATCTGCGGGTGTCCATCGGACTCCTTGTCTCATCATTACTTCTGCAATGGACGGTCCGAAACCTGTTTTGTTCCAGCACGAGGAGTCAAGAACTGTGTAGTGAGGAACTGGATCTAATTCCTCTGCTTCTAGTATTCTATCAGCTAGTTGTTCTGCTGTCAAGTGTTTTTCGTATAATTCTCTGTAAATCCAAATGTTGTTGTCCCAGTCAATTGCGCCCCAAAGAACACATGACGGTGCAGCGTACCCATAATCGGCTGCTCTGATGCGCGGCCAATTCGTTGGAAGTTCGAACGGCTCAACAACGTGCTTTGATCTACTGAATTCGGGAAAGGCTGCTCCCTCTGCCACGTCCCAATCCCCTTCGAGAAGTCTCTTCCGTTCAACTTCCGGGAGCGATCTGAGCATGGCCTCATACTGGCCGTCTGCCATCAGATAGGGGTTGTCAGTCAGCCGTGCGGGAACAAACTTGCGGAAGAACAGCGGCTGACCTGCTTTTTCGTGACCAGCGGGCCACACAAAAGGAGATTTTGTATCTAAATCAAAGGCAGGGAAAGGCTTATTTTCAGGTGTACCTTCGATGTACATCTTTTTAACCCACCATCCTCCGACGCCACCGGGGTTGGCGGTGCATCGCATGTAAAGGTGGTTTTGCAACTCTGGATCGGTAGAACGAAGACGAGAACGCAAATAATCCCAAACGTACGGCGTGGGATACTGGGTAATTTCATCAATTCCAATCCAGTTAAACGCTTGACCTTGAAATCGGGTTACGTCTTTGTCTTTGTCGAGGTAGGTAAACCAAATGGTTGCACCGGAGGGAAAGTGCCACGTAGATTTTGACTCGCGAAACTTTGCTCCGGGGAACGCCTTTGTGTAAAGCTGGCGTGATTTGTCGATCAATTCGGTCAGTTCGTCGAGTGTGCGACGAAGAAGAAGGCCACGATGATTAGGATTGTGGCAAAAACGAAGCGGATCAGCAAGAAGCGCAAAGCTTTTTCCACCACCTGCAGCGCCGCCGTAAAGAACATCTCGTTCACTAGCTGAAAGAAACTCTTCTTGAGGGCCGCTGTTTGGCTTGAAGACAATTTCGGAATCTTCAATAAGATCACTGACAGCAGGTGGCAAATCGGAGAGATCGCCCTGATCAATGACGGTTGTTTCGGAGCCGTTAAGGGCTTTTTCGACCTTACCCATGCTCTCCGCCATCTTACGGGCGTAGCGACGCTTATCCTCCGCTGCCTTTGTAGATTTCTCCGCACGTTTCTTTGCAGCACGTAGTTTCTTTTGAGCCGCACGGCGGGCACGTTCCTTTACGGATAGGTTGTACGAGGATTTGGGTGCGTTTGGGTCTTTTTTTGGTCTACCGGTTTTTTTCGGCTGTGCTTGCTGCTTGTCTGCCACGCGCTTTTCCTATTCGTTTGCTTAAAATATCAGAAAATTCTTTGCCAGTCATGCCGTCAGGAACACGCATTCCATCGCCGCGTTTTATAGCTTCGTTGACAGCAGCATTAGCACTATATCTTTTAAGCTTACCTTCCACCATACGAATGGTAGGGGCTACATACAAAATACCATCTACTTCGTAGTCAACGGTTCTTACGGTTTCATTTCCGTTAAGAGTAGGTGTAGATGGGTCCATAGCCCTATATAACCAGTCAGCCATTAGTTTTTTTCAGAACTCGATGACGCTTTACGGCCCCGATGTGCCTTTACATAATAGTCTGAATACGGATATCTGTATACGACTTCGTCGGGGTTTGCTGATAAATTTTGATAGGTATCTTGAGAATAGCGAATTTTGTATCCTGATTTTGCTTTACTCGCAGTTTCAAGGGCGTTTTTCAAATCTTCTTTTAATTTTTTAACTTCTTCAGCATTTTCCAGTAGCAGTTCACGCCCAAGTTGAGTTTGATATAAACGTCCAGCCTTAAAAGTTTTGGCTCTGGGAGTTGCCCTAGATAATTCTTTAATCCGGTTTTGTAATTCTTGTATCCCGCGATCTACCCCTGCTGCGTATTGTTCTGGAGTAACCTTTTTTGCGTTGTCTATTTTATCAGCCATCGATTACGACCTCTTTTTTCGGTGGCAGCAGAACTACACCGTGTACTGCCGTTACGTTGTGGTTTATTTGCTCCGGAGCCTTTGCTCCAACACGGTTTAGTAGCGACTCCGCTGCTTTTAGTCGCAAATCGTCTCCGCGTTCGGGGGCGGGGTTGTCGATTGTAGCAACTAAGCGGTTTGCTGCACGTAGGGCGTTCATAGAAAGGATGTCTTTTGTGCGTTCGACGATCTCATCAGCGAGATTTCGACGCAACCACGCAGCGGAGCCACGAGAATAACCCGCATCTACGGCTGCAGCGGTGACCTGACCACCATTTTCAAACAAAATGTCAAGAAACAACTGCTGTTGCTCTGTCAACTGACGTTCTTTTTTCTTTTGTTGGGGTAACAAGTTCATTTTTACGTTTGTTCTCCGACATCAGTAGCACAACGAGTGGCTCTAACGACTAACTCTGGGCTGATTTCACGTATTGTACCTATCATTTCCGCTAATCGGACGATACATTCGTCTTCAGTTTTGTAAGGGCCGCGTGTATCGTCGAATTGTACGCAATTTGTTGGTAAATAAATCGAACACGCCAGCAACATTGCAGTAAACATAGCATGTCTCCGGTAAGTAAAGGTGAGGCGCACCCGTGTCCGGCCACTAAATCGTAAAATATAGAGATCGTTTGAGGGGTGGTGCGACGCAAAAGTGCGGCTCACAACACAAGTATAGTCATTTATTAGCTGTATGTCAACTTTTTTTCTTGACAAAATAAAAAT